CGACATCAAGACGCTGAACAAGACCGTCGAGCTGCTTCTCAAGAACGCTAGCTTGTCGATCGCGCCAGTCTACACCGCCGCCGACGACGGCATCCTGAACCCGCAGACGGTGCGCATCGTGCCTGGTGCAATCATCCCGGTGGCGCGCAACGGCGGCCCCCAAGGCGAAAGCCTCAAGGCGCTGCCGCGTTCCGGCGATTTCAACGTGACGCAGCTTGTCCTCCAGGATTTGCGTCTCAACGTGAAAAAGATCCTTCTCGACGACAGCCTGCCGCCCGACACGATGTCGGCTCGCAGCGCGACCGAGATCGCCGAGCGGATGAAAGAGCTGGCGACTAATATGGGTGCGGCTTTCGGCCGTCTCATCACTGAGACGATGGTGCCTGTCGTTTCCAAGACGCTTGCTATTATGGACGAAGAAGGCCTCATCGATCTACCGCTGAAGGTCAACGGCCTGGAGATCAAGGTCGTGCCGATCAGCCCGATCGCCCAGGCGCAATCCATGGGCGACATCGAGAAGATCCTGCAGTGGGCGCAGCTCTCTGCCCAGCTCGGTCCTGAAGCGGCGATGAACGTCAAGCCGCTCGAAATCTCCAACCACATTGCTGACAGCCTCGGCATCCCTGCGCGGGTGCGCACGACGCCGCAGGAGTACCAGCAAAAGATGGAAGAGATGCAAAAGCAGCAACAGGCCGCGATGTTGATGCAGATGGCCCAAGGGGCTGGAGGCGCGGCACCAGCGCCACAGTGAGGTGACCCATGGAGGGGTGGGATTTTTTCGAGCCGCCGCCTGACCAGGGCGGCGACCCGCGCCAGGACATCGACATCTTGATGGCACGCACTTTCTCAACCGAGGAGGGGCGTCAGGTTTTGGCATGGCTACGGCAAGTGACCATTGAGGTGCCATCCTGGGTGCCTGGTCAGGACGCGGCCTATGGATACGCGCGGGAGGGGCAGAACAGTCTGGTCCGCGAGATTGAGCGACGAATGGAGAGGGCAAAGCAATGAACGACGACAGCCTGCTATCAGGAGCCTCTGCGGAGACCGCTGAGGCCAAAGAAACAAATGAAGCCGTGCCACACCTAGAAAAAGCACCAGAGCCGCCCAAGGCCGCCGGAGACGGCGGCACGGAGGCATGGATCGCCTCGATCTCCGGTGCGCTCTACAAGGACGGCAAGCCAAACTACGAGATGCTGCCGGAAAAGTTCTGGAAGGACGGGGCGCCCCGCGTCGATGAGGCGCTGAAGGCGCGATCCGAACTGGAGAAGCAGTTCAAACGCGGCGACCACAAAACGCCGGAGAACTATGACACCTCGTTCCTGGCGGCCAAAGGCGTGACCGACGACGATCCTTTGGTTGGCTCGTTTAAGAGTTGGGCGAAGGAGAACGGCGTTTCCCAGGCTGCGTTCCAGAAGCTGGCCGAGAATTACATCGAGCTGCAGATGCAGCAACAGAGCCAGGTCAAGATCAACGTCGAGGCCGAAAAGCAGAAACTTGGACCCAACGCAGACCAGGTCATCTCCGAGATGGTCACCTGGGGGCAGAGCATGGTCAAACGGGGTGTCTGGTCTCAAGATGATTTCGACGAGTTTAAGATCATGGGCGGCACGGCTAGAGGCCTCAACGCTCTGATGAAGGTCCGCGAGTTCTACGGCGATATGCGTCGCATCCCGACCGACGTCGCCTCGACTTCTGACCGGCCGAGCAAGGACGAGCTGCAATCGATGATCGGCGACCCGCGCTACAAGAGCGACCCGGCGTTCCGCCGCAAGGTGGAGAAGGCGTTCGAGGAAATGTACTCAGAATAGTACAAGAGACATTCGGGGTGGCGGTCACTTGTACAGTACTGCCGCCCGTGTTATTTGTTGCAATCAGATGGATACCCGCAATGCGGCCCGTCTCTGGCAACGCCCGATGGGGGCGGCGTAACCGCCCAAGCTGAGGCCCGCCTAGCGGCCACCCGAAGCGACGAACCCAAAACTCAACCCAAAGCATAGGAGCGAGACATGGCTCAGGCCGTCTCCAATGCTTTCGTTCAGTTGTTCGACGCTGAGGTCAAGCAGGCCTATCAAGCGTCGCGTCAGCTCGCCGGCCTCACCCGCGAGCGCAACAACGTCGAAGGCTCGACTGTGAAGTTCCCCAAGATCGGTTCCGGCTCCGCAACCCTGCGCGTGCCGCAAACCGACGTCACTCCAATGAACGTCAGCTACTCCCAAGTTACTTGCACGCTGCAGGACTGGAACGCTGCCGAATACTCGGACATCTTCCACCAGGCCAAGATCAACTTCGACGAACGCCGTGAACTCGTTCAGGTCGTGTCGAATGCGATCGGTCGTCGCATGGACCAGCTCGTCATTGACGCCCTCTCCGGCTCTTCGACGTCGCTGACCGTGTCAAACGACATCGGCGGCACGGACAGCGGCCTCAACGTCGCCAAGCTGCGTCGCGCCAAGTCGCTGCTCGACAAGGGCAACGTCCCGATGGAAGGCCGCACCATCCTCATCCACGCAAACTCGCTTGAGACGCTGCTGGGTGAAACGGCTGTCACCTCGGCTGACTTCAACACCGTGAAGGCGCTCGTCTCCGGCGAGCTGGATACCTTCCTCGGATTTAAGTTTGTCACCGTTGGCGACCGCTCCGAAGGTGGTCTTTCCATCGACGGCTCCAGCGACCGCGTTGTCTATGCCTTCCACCGCGACGCCATCGGGTTCGCTGTCGGCATGGCTATGAAGTCGGAGATCAACTACATCCCCGAAAAGACCAGCTATCTGGTCAACGGGATGTTCTCCGCCGGCGCGATCAACATTGACGATGGCGGCATCGTCAAGATCACCACTCGCGAAGCTTGAGGAGGAATAACCGATGGCTTTTAGCGCAACTGGTTGGAACACGGTCGCTGCCGGCAAGGCTGGCAATGCACCCTCCATCTACACCTACAAGTCTGCAGATACGCAGGCGACGATCAACACGGCGGGTTACTTCAACTCGCTTGCGTCGATCCTCAAGGTGGGTGACGTCATCTTCATCTACGACACCACGACCCCGTCGATGGTAATCTCGTATGTGAACGCGAACGACGGCACGACCGTCGACATCGCGGACGGCACAACCGTGTCGGCCACCGACACCGACTGATGACCTGGGGCGGGGAGAAATCCCCGCCCTACCCTCTCAGGGGTGACCCATGGCTGCAGGCGACACAAAACTCTCTATCTGTTCAGACGCAATGATCATGCTCGGCGCCTCGCCGATATCTTCATTTGCAGAAGAGACTGATGCAGCCAAGACTGCCGATCGCCTCTATGACAACGTGCGCGACGTACTTCTCCAACAATACGAGTGGAGCTGGTCTCTTAAAAAGGTAAAACTTGCCCGCCTTGCGTCGGCTCCCACCAACGAGTGGAAGTATGCCTACGCGCTGCCAGGCGACCTCCTCGGCGTCCCGCGCGCTGTCTTCAATTCCTCCGCTGTCGGTAATCGGCCTGTGCGCGATTGGGAACTCTATGGCACGTCTTTGTACTGCAATTACGAAGACGTGTGGATTGATTACCAATACAGCGTCGCAGAAGGCTTGATGCCTGCTTATTTCGTACGAGTGCTTAAAGCGGCGCTTGCTTCTGTCTTTTCGATCCCTGTCGCTGACTCAAGTGGCAAGGCCGACTTCTTTCACGCGATGGCTTATGGCCCGCCTGGCGAGAATATGCGCGGCGGCCTAATGCGCGTCGCGATGAACATCGACGGCGGTAAGCCACCGCAAGCGATCGAGGATTTCGCGCTCATTGCCGTAAGGGGGTGAGATGCAGATTATCGCGCTTCAGAATGATTTTACGACTGGGGAAATGGACCCCAAGCTGCGTGCGCGTTCTGACATCGACCAGTATCGGAGTGGTCTAGCGAAGGCCACTAACGTGACCGTCCAGCCGCAAGGCGGGGCGAAGCGCCGCCCTGGCACGCGATATATCGCGTCCCTCCCCGCGAACCTTGCGAGCCAGGGCGTGCGCATGGTTGCGTTCGAGTTCTCGACATCCGTTAGCTATATGCTCGTCTTTGTGCCTGGTCGGATGTACGTCTTAAAGGACGGCACACTTATCACGAACATCAACGGCTCTGGCAACGACTATCTAGCAGTCGCCTCAATCACCGCGTCGATCATCCCACAGATGTGCTGGACGCAAAGCTATGACACGCTGATCGTCGTGCATGAAGATCTCCAGCCGTTGAAGATTTTCAGAGGCGGTAACGACGCAACATGGACCGCGTCAACTCTGTCGTTCGATTTTATTCCGAAATATGCCTTCACGGTGACGACGACGAGTGGTTCAGCAAGCATCACGCCATCGGCAACGACCGGCAACATCAAGATAACATCTGCTTCCTCGATTTTTTCGGCGTCGGATGTGAACCAATACATCGTCGGAACGACGGCTTTTGGTCGCGCTCGCATCATCGATTATGTGAGCGGAACTGAAGTGCGCGCCCGCGTGACGGTGCCGTTTTTTAACACTGACCGATTGTCGAGTGGAACGTGGGAGTTTGAGCGCGGATATGAAGACGCCTGGTCGTCTACGAAAGGCTGGCCGCGCACGGTTGGCTTTTACCAAGGCCGTCTTTTTTTTGGCGGTTCAAAGTCTCTGCCCTCGACCGTCTGGGGTTCTGTCGTCGGCAATTACTTTGATTTCAATCCAGGCGAAGGCCTGGCCGACGAGGCGGTTGAAGCAACGGCCGAC